AATTTTTGAATTGGTTGGACCGTCGGTGGGTGGACTCGATTCTATCCGGACGGCATTTTTTACATAATCCCCACCTGATGGAGTATTGAAAAAAGGAGTTGAAATGAATGAAGAAAGAGGAGTATGTAGACCGATTTAAGAAGATTTATTCCAATGTTGGAGCAAAGAACCAGGAGAAAGCCGAAGAACTTATCGATAAACTGGCAGATGTTCTGATTATGATGGAAGAATGCAAAGAACACATTGATGCAGAAGGATGTGTTTCAGAGATGTGCCAAGGAAACTATTCTATTTCAAGAGAGAACCCTTGGTCAAAGGTTTATGATTCTAAATCCAAGACAATGTTGAGCATCTTGGATAGATTGGATAAGATGATGCCTGATGGCAAGTCGGATAGTGTTGCCAAGGCTGGAGAGAACCTGGCGAAATTTGTCGCATTAGGGAAACCAGTTGAACTACGCTAGAGAATATTACAAACTAATCAGTTCCAACAAGGTAGCAACAAGCGAAGAAGTTCGATGTTTATATAAAAGAATGATAGAGGAGATGGATTTATCTAAAAAAGATGATTCATTTCCTTTTTGGTTTTCAGAGGAAACTGGTCAATATGTAATCGATTTTATCGAGAAATATTGCAAACATTATCAAGGGGATATGGCTGGTCAATATGTTGTCCTTGAGTTGTTTCAAAAAGCATTTATTCAATGTTTGTTTGGATGGCTTGAGAAGGGAACGAACCGCAGACGATTCCGAGAGTATTTCTTTGAAGTTGCTAGAAAACACGGCAAGTCATTTCTATCCGGATGCATTGCCGTTTATATGATGGTTGCTGATGGAGAGCAAGGTGCAGAAGTATATTCTGCTGCCACCAAACTAGACCAGGCAAAGATTATATATAATGTCGCAAAGAACATAATAGACCAAAGTGATGATTTGAGTGCATTGGTTAAATCAACACGAGAAGGATTATCTTTCAAGATGACTCGCTCGATTATGAAACCGCTGCCGAACGAATCCAAATCACTTGATGGTCTCAACATACACTTTGCTGCTTTGGACGAAATTCACGAGCAGAAAGATAGAAATATGTATGATGTTCTCCGACAAGGCATGAAGGCAAGAAAACAACCTTTGATTGGATGCATCACAACATCCGGTTTTCGAAGAGAAGGCTTATATGATAGTCTTCATGATTATGCCGTTGATGTGGCAAGAGGAAACATCAAGGACGATAGAATGTTGCCAGTTATTTACAAACTGGATCAGGTAGATGAATGGCAAGACCCTAAATCTTGGATGAAAGCTAATCCAGGATTAGGAACAATAAAGTCATATGTCCAACTGGCAGATGATGTTGAAAGAGCAAGAAATGATGCATCTTATCTTCCAACATTGCTGGTCAAGGATTTTGATATGAAACAGAGTGAGAACTCTGCTTGGTTGCCGATGTCGGCAATTATTAATGAGACAGTTGTTGATATGTCATATCTAGAGCATTCTTATGCAATTGGTGGATGTGATTTGTCAAGCACTCTCGACTTGACTTGTGCGACTCTCCTGATCGGAAAGCCGAACGATGCAAACTTATATGTGTTGCAGCAATACTTTATTCCACAGACAAAAGCCGATTCTGTTGAGATATCCAATGCTCAAGAGGCCCCATATAAACTATGGGCAGAAAAAGGTTGGTTGACTATCTGTGAAGGTGCATCTGTTGATTATCATCAAGTGACCGAATGGTTCGCAATGATGGTCACAAAGCATGATATTCGTCCATTGTGGGTATGCTATGACCGAGCATTGGCTGGTTACTGGCAAGAAGAAATGGTTGAATATGGTTTTGAGATGGAAAAGATTGCCCAGGGGCCATTCACTTGGTCATATCCAATGAAGAGCCTGGAGGCAATGCTAACAGAAAATAAGGTTGTCTACCAAAACAATCCTATCCTTCGTTGGTGCTTAAGCAACACAGCCAAGAAATCACTTAATGCCGATGGAATCGAAACGATTCAACCGGTTAAGATACAACAATCAAGAAGAATAGACGGAATGGTATCACTACTTAATGCTTATGTAGGATATCAAAAACATATGGATGAATATATGCCATATTTGAGGTAAGCAAATGAGTTTTATTGACATTTTTAGACCATTGAGAAAGTCATCAATTCAGAGATGGAAGGAACTGGGAACATATCAATCTACATTCAATATTTTTGGGGATGATATTTATAAGTCGGATTTAGTTCGTGCTTGTATTAGACCATTGGCAGAATTTACAAGCAAAGCCGAGGCAAAGTGTTCTGATAAGAATATCGAGAGAGTTCTCAATAATCGTCCTAATTTATATATGAACGGAAAGGATTTTCTATATAAAGTTAGGACAATGCTTGAGTTAAATAATAATTGTTTTATTTACATCGAGCGAGATGACAGAAACAAAGTAATTGGTTTCTATCCAGTTCCGGCCGTATGGTTTGAGGCAGAAGAATATAAAAATGGTCTTTTTATAAAGTTTACTTTTAGTGGTGACGCAGCAAGGACATTGACATTGCCTTGGGCAGACTTGGCCGTGATGAGAAAAGACTATTGCCGAAGTGATATTGCTGGTGAGGATAACGGAGCAATCTTGCAGACACTTGAATTGCTAAACACATCGAACCAGGGTGTTGCAAATGCTATTAAGGCCACGGCTAATCTCCGAGGAATTCTCAAATCAACAAAAGCAATGTTGGCCCCTGATGCAATTAAAAAGCAGAAGGACGAATTTGTAAGAGATTACTTAAGCCTTGAGAACGAAGGTGGTATCGCATCGTTGGATGCAACCCAGGAGTTCACTCCAATTTCAATGTCACCATTGACGGCATCACATGAACAGATAAAAGAGTTCCGTGAAGACATTTATAGATACTTTGGAGTTAATGACAAGATTGTTATGTCGGATATGTCTCCGGATGAAGTAGAAACCTTCTACGAGATGAGAGTTGAGCCATTCTTGGTTAAGCTATCGGCAGAACTCACATCGAAGATATTTAGCAACAAGGCCCAAGCATATGCCAATGGCATTGTATACGAGGCGAACAAGTTACAGTTCGCAAGTCTCGACAAGAAAATCAAGATGTATAAGGAAGTAGTTCTCTATGGTGGTATGACACGAAATGAATGGAGAGCCGCTTGCAATATGCCACCAATTGAAGGTGGAGACGAACCAATTATGAGATTAGATGCTGCTCCAATGAAGGATGCAGATACCAAGGAGGATGAAAACGATGATCAGGGATAATCGTGAATATCGTTTCATGAATTTTGAAACAAGAGCAAAGGACGAAGAACCGGACGGAAATAAGTGCCGAGTAAGAGGATATGCATCAACATTTGAACCATATTGCCTATTTGAAGATGAAGGCATCAAGTATATGGAACAGATTGATGCCAAGGCATTTGATGGAACAGATATGTCGGATGTTATCTTCTTATATAACCACGAAGGAATGGTATATGCGAGAAGTAAGAACGGCACATTGAAAATATCTGTTGATGAGAATGGTCTTTACACAGAGACGGATTTATCGTCAACAGAACAGTCAAGAATGATGTTTGAGCAGATTGATAGTGGTCTTATTGACCAAATGTCATTTGCGTTTGTTGTGGACGATGATGAGTATGACCAGCGAACACATACAAGAACAATCAAGCATATTAGAAAAATCTATGATGTTTCTGCGGTAAGCATTCCAGCAAACCCTGGAACTAATATAGAGTCAATTTCGGCAAGGAACTCATTCAATGGATTTATTGAACTGGAGAAGGCGGAGAGACTTGAACTTGAGAAGAGATTGGCATTAGCGAAAGCGAAGTTTAATTTTATGGAGGTTTAATCATGGAGATTAACGAGATGAATCTAATCGAAGTTGAAGAGAGATTAAATGCTCTTGAAACAGAAGTTAGAGAGATGACAGATGTTGAGGCTGTTGAGAAGGCAACAGAGGAAAAGAGACAGTTGCTTGAGAGAAAGACAGAACTCAAGAATTTAGAAGAGCGAAAGGCTCTTGCAGAGGCTCTTAATAATAACGAAGTAGAGCCTGAACACATTATTGAAGTACGAAAGGAAGAAAAGAAAATGAACGAAGTTGAAATGAGAAGTAGTCTTGAGTATGGCAAGGCATTTCTTAAGGGTATGAAGACAGATGATTACACAGAGGCAAGAAGTCTTCTTTCAGACAATGCTGCATCAGGTGGACAGATTCCAGTTCCTACATTCCTTGAGAATGAGATTAAGACAGCATGGGAGACATATGAGATTGCTAGTCTTTGTAAGAAGTCATACCAGAAGGGTAATGTAAAGGTTGTATTTGAGGTTTCTGCAACTGGGGCCGTAATTCACGCAGAAGGTGACAATGCTCCAAACGAAGAAGTTGTAACACTTGGTGATGTTACACTTACTGCCGCATCAATCAAGAAGTGGATTACAGTTTCTGATGAGGCTCTTGAAGGAACAACAGTTGATACAATTGGTTACCTTTACAAGGAAATCGCACAGAAGATTGTTGAGAAGGCAGAGACAGATATCGTTGCTAATATTACATCTGCCCAGGCATCAACAGATGCTACACATCCAGGTGTTCCAGCACTTGCACAGAACATTGCCGTTGATACAATTCTCAATGCAGAGGCTCTTCTTTCAGGCAATGCAAAGAATATCAACATTGTAATGAACAGACAGACATATCCAGCATTCGTTACACTTGCACTTAACGCAGGTTATGCAATCGATGTATTTGATGGACTTAAGGACAAGATTATCTTCTCTGATAAATTACCAGCATTCTCTGCTGCATCTGCAACAAATGTATATGCAATCGTTGGTGATTTCTCTTATGGTTACCAGTGCAATTTCCCTAACGGAAATGATATCACAATCAAGAGAGATGACCTTTCACTTGCAGAGAAGGATTTAGTTAAGTTAGTAGGCCGCCAGTATGTTGGACACGGAGTTGTTGCTCCAAAGGCCTTTGTTAACATCAAGAAGGTAGCAGAGGGTTAATAATGAAGGTAGAGGTTATAACAACCTTTATTGATAAAATAGACCATGTAACAGAGTATAAGGTCGGTCAGGTTTTAGACTTGGCCGACTCTTCTCGTTGCGAGGATTTAATCAATAGAGGATTAGCAAAGGCGGTCATTGAACCAAAGCCTAGTAGAGCAAAGAAGAAGGCCGCAGAAGTGGAGGCTTAAATGACAGACCTTGAAAGGGCGGTTGCCAGGGCATTGAGGTTGTCGGACAACGCAGCCACGAATCTATTAAGTGAGATACAGAGAAACATAGAAGTTGCGAAAGCAGAACTGATTCGCTCCGGTGTAGGAGCAGATGTAATAAGCATTGAAGGGCCTTTGGTGGACGAGGCAATCATCACATTCTGTTGTATGAAAATGGGAGAAGAAGACCAATACGAGAGGTTGTTTGATGCTTTTACATATCAGCAAGATAATTTGAGGAAATCATGAAGAACGATGTTATTGGTCTCGTTAGAAGAACATACACACAAGATGCATATGGTGTTATGAGAGACACCGAAACTATTGTGGATAACATTCCTTGCAAGGTATCGTCTGCAACGGCATCCGAGTGGTTTGAAGGTGGTAGAAATGGATTAAATCCGGACTACACATTCCTGATCAACAAATTGGAATATAATGGAGAATTAACTGTTATATATAACACAGTTAGATATGCCGTATATAGGACATATGAGAGAGGAGACCATATAGAGTTGCATTCGCAGAAGGAAAAGGGTGCATGAGTAAGTTAAATCTTACAACACAAATGAAAGAACTGTTAGGTGATTATAGTGACGAAGTAATGCATGAAGTCATTAGAGCATTGGAAGATGTTGCCGAAGATACGGCCGACACTTTACATACGGCCGGAGATTTCAAAGACCGAACCGGAAAATATCGTAAAGGCTGGACTACAACGAAGGAAGAGCATCGAACATATAGCAAGGTGGCTGTGCATAACAAGAAACATTATATGCTTACTCATCTGTTGGAGTTTGGGCATAGTGGTCGAGATGGTAGTCGCAAGGGTGCCGCAGAACCATTTGTCCATATTGCTCCGGTAAACGAAAAGGCACAAGAGGATGCCGTGAGAAAAATTAAGGAGGTTATTGAAAAAATCAAATGACTTTTAGTGAATTGAACACGATGGTGCAATCGATTGGTTTACCATCGAATTATTATCAATGGCCTGATGGGGCGGCTCCGGATTTGCCATTCGTTTTGTTTTACTATCCCAGCAGAGACGATTTCTATGCAGATGGTATCAATTATGTAAAAAATACAAAAATGAATCTTGAACTCTACACAGAGAACAAGGATTTTTCATTAGAAAGTAGTGTGGAATCCGTTTTGGAAGAGAATGGTATTTCATACGAAAAAGAAGAACAGTACATCACGAGCGAAAGGATGTATGAAGTTTTATATACTATGGAGGTATTAATTAATGGCTAGAGTTAAGTATGGCTTAAAGAATTGCTATTATGCATTAGCAACAGTAGGTACAGATGGTAGTGCTACATATGGCACTCCAGTAAGACTCCCAGGTGCTGTGTCAATTTCTCTTGAACCAGCCGGTGAGTCAACAACATTCTATGCAGATGACCAGGCTTATTTTGTAACTGGTGGAAATGTAGGTTATTCCGGTGAACTTGAGTTGGCACTTATCCCTGACAGTTTCCGTAAGGATGCAATGGGTGAGATTGAGAGCGAGACAGGTATTCTTGTTGAGAATTCAGATGCATCTCCAAAGCCATTTGCACTCTTATTTGAGTTCACAACAGATGATAAGGCACAGAAACATGTATTCTACAACTGTGCTGCAACTAGAACAACCATTGCTGGACAGACAAAGGGTGAGTCAACAGAGGTTTCAACAGAGACTATCTCACTTACTTGCACATCTGTTTTTAACACAAGCACAGAGTGTCAGGTTGTTAAGGCAAAAGCAGAGTATGGTGCGAGTGCATATAGCACATGGTACACATCAGTTTATCAGCCAACAGCATAAGATTATTTAAGGAGTGAATTATGGAGAAATTGGTTACTATCGAAGGCGTTGAATTAGGATTAAAGGCAAGTGCTGGAACTGTCAGAGCATACCGAGATATGTTCGGAAGAGACCTTATTGTGGACATAGGAACTGTTGAGATGGACATCTTGGGTAATAAGACTATGACAGTTGAATCTACCAGGATTGCAGAGAATACCATCTATGTAATGGCAAAAGAGTATAATTCAGACCTTCCACCAATCCAGGATTGGTTAGACCAGTTTTCTCCATATTTCATTTATTCTGCGATTGTTCATGTCATCACAATGTGGCATGAAAATACGCAGACTTTGAATAAGACAAAAAAAAAATGAGAAAAACTGACCGAGATTGGTCAACGGCTTTGTTTTTATTGCGAGCCGTCCAATTAGGGTTATCAATGAGTGACCTTAATGATATATCATTTGGCATGGTTATGGATATGTATGCAGAGATGTCAAATGATAGTATTGAGTATAAAGAAATTGCGACACAAGAAGATATGGACAATTTCTAGAAGGATTTAGTAATGGCAAAAGATAAAATCCGAGGAATAACAATCGAATTGACGGCCGACACAGCCGGTATTCTTGATGGCTTAAAAGATATTGATAAGTCATTAAAGACAACCGAATCGGCTTTGAAGGATGTCAACAAATTATTGAAATTTGACCCTGATAATGTCACTCTGTTAGCACAGAAACAAGATTATCTTACAGATGCAATTGGCAAAACAGAGGATAAATTAAAAGAGCAGAAAGCATTGCTTGAGTCTATGAAGGCGGCAGACAATGCTGGGGAAACTGTTGAACAACAGAAGGCTCTTGAGAGAGAGATTGAGGCAACCAATCAGAAGTTAAATACATATCAAGGTGAGTTAGATAAGACTACAACGGCATTGGATAAGATGGGCAAAGAGGCGAAGGATTCTGCCGAAGGCTTTAATGATACATCTAGTGCGATTATGGCCCTTGCGAAGAGTGAGGCTTTTTCAAAGATTACAGAAGATGCTCAAAAATTGTATGAGGCATTAATGTCTTGTGATGCGGCAGCAGACAAGTTTGAGACATCTATGGCAAAGGTTGAAACCCTTGCACATAAGGGTTCCGCTTTGTCGGATATGGCAACCGAGATAAAAAATGCATCTGCAGCTATTGGTGTTAGTTCTTCCGATATGGCAGAGGCGGTATATCAGGCAATGTCGGCTGGTGTTGCTAGTGCGAATGCCGTACAGTTTGCGACAGAGGCATCAAGACTTGCAATCGGTGGCTTTACAGATACGGCAACGGCCGTTGATATTGTTACCACGGCATTAAATGCGTATGACCTTTCAATGGAAGATTCAACGCATATAATGGATGACCTGATCACAACGCAGAACCTTGGCAAGACAACTGTTGCAGAACTTGCCCAGGCAATGGGTAAAGTTATCCCAACGGCTAGTGCATACAATGTTAATATTGATAACTTGGCAAGTGCCTATGCAGAACTAACGGCAAAAGGTATTCGTACAAGAGAGACTACAACTTACTTGAACGCAATGTTTAGTGAGTTGGGAAACAATGAAAAAGAAGTAAATGAAATTCTTCAAGAGTTAACCGGACAGACATTCGGACAGTATATGGCGGCTGGAAATTCTGTCGGTGATGTAATGAAGAAACTGTGGGAGTACGCAGACAAAGACAAAGAGAAGTTCATGGGTCTTTGGAGTACAACCCAGGCTGGTAAGGCGGCATTCAACCTTGCATCCGATGGTGGAGAAAAATTCAACGATATACTAGCACAGATGGGTGATAATGCTGGAGAGTTAGACAAGGCTTTCGACATTATGGCAAACACATCCGAGATGTTAGATGCGAGATTCAACACAGCCGTTGAGAATATGCAGATAGCAATTGGTGATGCTCTTGGCCCAGCACTTGATTCGTTGAAGGAAAAAGGACTTGAAGTTCTTGAGCCAGTAACGGCTTTTATTGAGGCTAATCCGGAACTTGTATCGGCAATTAGTGCAATGATAATTGGTGTTACTGGAGTGACCACGGCCGTGACGGCTTGTGCTGCTGCCGTTGCTATTCTTAAGTTAGCACTTGGTGATATAACTGGCATCGCAGCCATTCTTGGTGGTGCCGCAATAGTCGGTGGACTTGGTGGTTTAGCTATTGCAATGGATGGTGCTACGCAAAGCACGGAAGAATTACGCAAAAGCATCAAGGGAACTCAAGACGAATTAGCAAAGACCAATTCAACATATGACAAAAATATTTCAGATGTTCGTTCACTTGCAACACAGATTCAGACACTTAATGCACAAGAAAAGTTGTCTGCCGAGCAGAAGGTTGAACTTGCATCGGCTGTCGAGAAATGGAATTCTGTTGTTGGTGAGAATAATCAGTTAATTGTTGATGAAACCGGTCATATAGAAGATTTGAATGGTGTACTTGCCGATAGCATTGAATTAGCATTCAAACAGTATGAACTGGCACAGAATGAAGAGCGAAGAGCCGAAATACTTGAAGAGTATGCCCAAGCACAAGAAAATCTTATAGCGGCACAAGAACGGCTTAATGAAGTTACCGAAACATACAATAAACTGTCTGAAGATTCTGTTGAATCTGCATATGCTTGGAAGGGGCAGATTGAAGAGGCACAGTTGGCCGTTGATGAGGCTACAAAGGCACAAAAGAACCTTGAGGACGAATACAATGCTCTCACAAATGCAATCAATGAGGCCACACCAGCCGTTGAAGAAAATGCTCAAGCAATGGAAGAAATTGAAGGAGCATCTGCCCAGGCTCAAGCAGACCTAGAGGCATTAGCAGAGGCATACGGCAAGGCATTTGAGTCGGCAAGAAGTTCTCTTGAAGGACAAAGAGAAGAGTTTGAAAAATTCAATACCAATTCAAAAACAAGTGTAAGTGACATAGCCGAATCTCTTCAGAAACAAGCAGAAGGCATGAAGGAATATGCAGAACTGATTGCGAGTGCATATGACATTATGCAACAGAGAGATGATGCCAAGGGCATTCTTGCATATTACATCGAGCAAGGCCCGGAGGCGGCTGGAGAGTTAAAAAACCTTGTTGATGCTTTCAACCAGGGTGGAGATGCACTCAAATCATTTGATGAGGCGGCTGCATCATTCAACGAAGTTAATACAATGCTTGATACACTTGCACAGATGCAAGGTGCTATTGAATCCGGTTATACCGAGCCAATGGAATGGGCATTGGAAGAACTTGAGAGACTTGGTGGAGAAATAACCACAACCCAGCAAGGACAGTACGAGGAACAACAAGCACAAGCAGAAGAGAATCGTACAAAGATGACCGAGACGGCAACTGGTACAGTTACCGATATGGCAACGGCCGTCACAGATAACCAAAGCAAATTGACGGATGCGACCCAGGTGATGATGGAGGAATCACATAAAAGACATTTTTCCGTCGTGATGGACGAATTCCAGAACCTGTACAAAGTGAACCCATCCATTTTCAGCGAGATGCAGGACATCTGGGACAGATACCACAACGGTTCGAAAATGAATCTTATAGTTTCGGGAAGTGTACGTTCGCTGATGAAAAGGATTTTCGAGGACAAAGGAGAACCTCTCTACGGGCGGCCCACATCGAAACTCACACTGCTTCCCTTCACGACAGATGTACTCAAGGATATCCTTCGAGACCATAATCCTGATTACAACAACGAAGACTTGCTGTGCCTCTATATGATAACGGGAGGGGTAGCCAAATATGTGGAGCTCCTGATGGATGCCCGCTGTCATACAAAAACGAAAATGCTGGATTATGTATTCAGACAGGACTCATATTTCCTATCCGAAGGACAAGACCTTGTACGGCAGGAGTTTTCTGATGAGAGCGCTACATACTTCTCTATCCTGCAGCTGATAGCCGGAGGGTTGACACGACGCGCTGAAATAGATGCAGCTATGCAAAAGGACACCGGAGCATTTCTCCAGAATCTGGAAAACAACTTCAATTTGATAAAACGCTTGAAACCCGTTTTGTCCAAGCCTTCCGGAAAAACGTCCGCATACGAAGTATGTGACCAGTTCCTTCGCTTCTGGTTCCGGTTCATCCACCCCTACCAGTCTCTCGTGGAGAGACAGCAACTGACACTGCTTCGTCAAAACGCAGCAGACAACTACGAACAGTTCACCGGCAGAACGCTTGAGCAGTATTATCAGCAGAAATTTATGGAAACGGGACGATTCTCCATTGCGGGGAACTGGTGGGACAGAAAAGGTGGAAACGAGATAGACCTTGTAGCACTTAACGAATTCGAAAAGACAGGCGTGTTGGGAACAATAAAGCGCAACCCGAAAAAAATCAGCATATCTGAACTGGAATATAAGGCGAAAGCGATGCCCTCAAGTGATTTCGGGCAGTATGACCTGCAGATGACAGGTCTTTCACTCAAAGATATGTGACATTTTCCATCGGAACCAACTTAAAATCTGTTGAAACTATGTAAGCGCGCATAGCCTTTTCATCTTTGCAGCTCTGAAGCACATTCACTCCAGAAAAGATTTCAACAGTACTGAAAATTATTTTATATTTGCGTAAAACTTACACAATATAGAAACAACAATTAATCATTAGTTTTGCATTATGAT